ATTCCTCGAGGAACAAAGAACTGCTCGCGCTGGACGTGCTCGTTCAGGTACAATAGGGGCGTTTTCTTAATGTGTTCCCGTTCTGGGTCATCTAAATATACGTATTCTACGTACAGAGATGAATCGAACGCGGGAGCCTGTGGGGCTCCAATGCTAAAGGTGTTCACAGAGCTGAAACCGATACGGACTATGATTGGGTCTTTAATGGCACATATTGGAATACCTCTCTTCAGCATGAAAAAGGGGACGTCAATTGTGTAGGTTGCGAGCCCTCCGTTGGTCAGGTACGGAGTGAGGTTCTTGCCAGTCAACTTGGCGAGAGCACCCTGCTTCGTCTGTGGTACTTCAAGATCTTGCTTCATTTCTATGTACTCTCCCCATTGCCTGTCGACGAGCTGAGCCCCAATGTACAGATCGACAAACTGAATCATGAGAGTTCCGGCCGAGTCGAGGAGATTCGAAAATACTCCTGGGTTTTGAATTTTAATGTAAATTTTTGAAATAATGTCTCCCGACCTGGGAAGTTCGACAAATGTCTCACCTCCAAAGTACTGGTTCTGGGGGCCATAGTAAACCTCGTCTATCCTGGACGTCCAATTCGTCTTTTTTGCATATTTTTCTACGAAATATGTAACCTCTGGATCTGAACTCAAAAAGACATCCTCCTGGCCAAGAATGGCGAGGCTCGTACGTCCAGCCATCTAACATCTACTGCGAAATAAACATTAGGCCTCCGAGCCCATCGTTTATCTGAAGAACATTCTTGCTCACGGCTGTAATCCTGAGCTGCTTGGCTGGATAGTATGCGTCGGATCTGTATATGTTCAGACCCAAGAGTACATACCTGATACGGCTGAAGTTTATAGGACTTTTGAATGTTTTCATGTAAAAATTTCTTGTCGGGAAATTAATGAAATTATTGAAGGGTTCAATGACCCCAAGCTGTGTTGCATCCGTGATGCGGTTCAGCATGATTTCCTCCCCGTTGAATGAGAGTCCCATGCGTTGGAGACCGTCGTTTGTCCAGTCATAGGGGAGAGCCCCGTTGACCTGTATGGCAAAGAAGAGGGCGTTGACGGGGTTTCGGAAATTGAGGATAAAGTTGTCCTGTGTGAGACCGGCGGTCAGATCAATCTCTTGGTATTGAGCCTGGTCTATCACGTATTCGAGCCGAGTCTTGGTGAACCAGTTCAGTTCGGGAGTGTCCAAGTAGACGTATTCGACTATGAGAGTCGCCTGGACAGGGTTGGTCGCAACGACCGGTATGGCCGTCAGAGCCTGGAGCGTGCGAAAGGTCACGTGAATCTCCACGTCTTGACGACTCAGAGAACACATGGGGAGATAATTTTGTGATTTTTCATAAAAATAAAATGGTAAATTCACATAGTAATCTCGGCCGGTTGCAATAGTTGTGTCGTTCTTGCCAGTCAGGAGCGTGAGTGCGGGCTGGTTTTCATACGGAATGTTTAGGTCATTCCAAATCTCTATGTATTCTCCACTGAGAGTCTGGATGGACTGTCCGCCAATTTTGAGGTCGGCCGATTCGATGGCCCATGTCCCAACCGAGTCATAGTAATGATACTGTTTGTAATCCGGAGGGAGGATGCCGGACGTGATGGGGTAGACCCACACGAATGCACCCGGTGCGAAAAACTCGTCATCGTGTCCTACAGTCACCGGATAGGACATTGGAGCCGAATCAACCCGTACAGGAATAGTGACCGGGTACATTGTATTTTCGCTCATTTTTAAGGAATTCTGGTTCGTACCGGCCAAGGTTGTAAATGTGGCTGTACTTAAATCAAGTTTCATAATCATAGTTTGAGTTGTATAATAAAGGGAACCGTTGGAATACGTGAATTGAATAATATTCGGATTTATATATGGGTTGTCCGGATTTTGTACAAACCCCCCACCGGTCGTAAGCGTGTAGGTTTGAGTATAAAATGAATATTGATTTTTTAGACCCGTAATAACTATTTTACGTATTCTGCCGTTATCGGCAACGAGTATACTCCCGTCTGGTATCCAAGAAATGCATGTTACATTTGTCAGAGTGGTCGTTTCTTCATCACCGTCATATACCCCCGCAGCATTTGGAAATATTCCAGCGAGTTGCTTGTTCCCAAACCCATCATCTTTTGAACCCTTTGTTTCGAAATAAATTACCTGGGTCGGATAAATTGCTGTATATACATTTGAATCGGGTGATACAGTGTTAATAGAACCATATCCCTCTTTATAAGGGGGATTTATACTATAAACTCCAGAGGCATCATTTAGTGTATAAACCTGTCCTGTAATTGTGTCATATAAACGTGAGTATGGGTCGGTAATGTAAACGTTTGACCCGGCAACGTGCACGGATTCTATTCTACCAAATGATGCTCCAAGTCCTATATCATCATAAGGTGCCTGGTTCGGACCTCCACCTGCGAGAGTTCGAACGACTTGAGCGGGGTCAGCGACACGCAGTAACCCTTGTTTGTCCGGTGAATAGTCTCCAAAATAAATGTAGTTATTTGAATCTGTGGCCATACATCCGACAGAACCAAGTATTGCGCTCATCCCTGTTCCGTCTGTGACTGATCCGTCTGGGTTAGTTCCTATTTTGTATCCTGCAAATACACTCGACTCTCCTCCAGAAGTTACCTGGGCTATGACCGCTCCACCTACATCGTTTTGAGGATCGAGGACATAGACTGAACCGTTCGAGTCGGAAGTTATCGCAGTTCCCAAGTTTTCAAAATATGAGTCAGATTTATTTACGTTTGAATATGAATTGATATTTGTGACGTGGTTGGTCCCAGCGACACCCGGGACGAATGTGAACCCTTGTGGAACGTTAAAATCTGTCGTTTTTCCAACGCCCGGAACAAAAGTGAAACCATCCGGAGGTGCGTAAAGAGCCGTCGTGTTGAATGTTGTCTGGCCTCCTCCTCCTCTTATGTCGTACCATACATTCACTCCAAATTTGTAGGGTACGTCAACCCCAATGTAACTTATATCGAAACCACGGTCGGCCGTGCTAGGATCGCCACCGATTGCTCCGTCACTACTTGACCAGTCCCCGCCATCGACCCGAACCCACATCATCTCGTTCGACGTTGTATCGACCGCAATATCAACCACGCTACGCGTGAAGAACAAAGGACCCGGTGTCAGTGTCCCTATCGTCCCGTTTGAATACGGTAACCCGGTATCAAAATATCCAAAACTATTCGAATCATTTCCTAGAAAGTTTGATGTATTCAAAGACAGATTCCCTATACCGACCACTGTCTGGGTTCCAACCACGTAATTCATTGTTACGCTAAACATGAGCCTCGTCCTGGTCGGGAAAACGTTCGAAAGAAGCATGGGCGGATGGTCACGGTCATCCCGGGACAACAGTTCCAGTCCAGTTACGGTCAAGTTTTGGTTCGATAGTTCCAAGTAAGGAGCTGCGAGTATCGGGTCCCATGCGGTCGACGGAGGCGTCACGAGCGAGCTTGCCCATGTGTTATACGTTATTTGACCGGGTACAAGGGCGTCTCTATCATAAAAAACATTTACTCCAAATTTGTAGGGTACGTCATCCCCAATGTAACTTATATCGAACCCGTTCGTTCCAGCGACAGGATCGCCCCCGATTCCCCCGGTACTACTTGTCCACTGCCCACCATCGATCCGTACCCACAACATCATATTCGCCGTCGTATCGACCGCAATATCAACCACGTTACTTGTTTGGAGGATGGGCAATCCACGCGGCGGACTATAGGAACCGCCCGTATATATAGTACCACTATCGAAATATCCAAAACTATTCGTGTCGGATCCTAGAGAACTTGTCGTATCCATAGATAAATTACCTATTCCGACCGATGTGCAGTCGGTTCTTCCAACGACATAATCCATGGATACTCTGAACATGAGCTTTGTCCCCATCGAATAAGATTGAGAAAGAAGCATAGTCGGATGTGTGGCAATAGTAGAGAATGCAGTCACGGTTAAGTTTTGTTTCGATAGAAACATATTCGGCCACGCAAGAGTCGAGTCCCACGTCAATGCGGCTGGATCGACGAGTGGAAGGTATGTCGTCATCATGTACGTTCCCACGTTGTTGAATTGAATATTTCCGGAACCATCGAGTGAAATCATATTTTGTACTCCATATTGGTTAAAATCATATGCAAAATTTAAAGGGTTCGCAACTGTGGTTCCGGGTTCAAAGAGAATACCGTTGAGAGGAAGTATCAAACCTCCGGTTGGGTAAATAGCTGTTCCTCCGTACGGAAGCGCCAGGTATGTGAATGATACGAATGATGACGATAGAACGTTTCCATTTGTTCCGTTGACCGTGTTCAGATGAAGAGAATAAGGGTTGGTCGTATCAGACACCAAGATTGGAATAAAAAACTCACTACTCGACTCGGCAAGTTGACCGGACGCGTCATATGTAAATAAAACAACTTTAGAGACGAGTTGTACGGATGTAATAATACTGGGAACTCCGTCTTGCAAAGAGGGAGTGTTTATAATACCAGAAATAAGCCACTGACCTACTTGGTTAAATGTAAAATTACCATCCCCATCGAGTGTAATTGCACCGCCGTTGTTCCCGAGAGAATTCAGGTTAAATGAATATACAGGCATAAACTCAATAAGTGTAATTGATGGCGTGGATGTCGAAGGCCCGCAGTAGTCGTCTATCGGTTGTACGGATATGTACGAACCCGGGTCTATTGGTGACCCCTGGATGTACACGTACCAGTTCTGTGTGACATCCGTGACTGTTATAGGAATTGAGTACGGAATGAGACTATTGGTCGAGATGGGAGTGGGATTGGTCTGCCAGAAGTTTGTCGAATTGGGAACACCATCTGCGCCATCAGAACCTATCAGAATGGTTCCGTTTCCATTCGAACCTACGAAACTGGCTCGAACCATGTAGAGCCCGGCTTGTGTGAAGTTTATGCGGCCTCCCGGTGTGATGACATATGCCAGAGGCGAGTCCTCGTTTGTCCACACTAAGTTTGTTCCACTTCTTTCAGAAAAGCTTACGTAGCCCTCTGGATCGATCGTTTGACTCAAACTGAAGAACAAACCCGAGAGCGTGTTGATGGGCGCCCCGATGGTCCGAGACCACCCGGCCTGTTCGAGTGTAAAGTCTGGTATGACCTTGCCGTTCACAGCATTGTACGTCAATAAACCGGCTCCATTACTTGAAGAAGAGTTTTTAGGATCAAACCCCCAGAAAACTCCACTATTTATGAGACTCGTGAAGTTTGGATCACCCACCACGACACTGTTTGTGGCTGTAATAACAAACTTATTCAAATCTGGGTCATAGTTTACCAAACCAGCAAGAGACGCTGACCATTCCGCAAATTCTGTAGCATTGGAAGAATAATATTGACTTGCAGACGGTATTGTTGCGTAATAGGTCGGTCCATCGATGACTATGGTTGGAAGAACTGCTGGCGGTTTTTCGTTCCAGAACCAGTCCTGTCCGTAGACTGCCAGGGGCGGCAGGGTCAATTTCAGGGTCGTTGCCCGGATCAAGTCCCCCTTGGCTGGGATTCGAACGATGTTATTCTGGCCCATGGTGATGCTCGACGCCTTGAATGGAATTTCGAACGCCTCAAGGACGAACGGCGTGTGCCGCTTGTAGACGCTCGAAAAATAGGTCACGTCCGGGGTCCCAGTAAGGTACACGTCCTGCTGACCCAGTGCAGCAATTTCTATGAATCCGGAAGACATCCTCTATTAGTATGGGACAAAAAGAAATGCGTCGTTGAACGGACTCCTTTTTGTTAGACAGTAGTAGGAAGATGACTTTGAATCTCAAAAAGTTCGACCCGAGCACCATGGGCGACGACAAGGTTTGTATTTTCATAGGCAAGCGTGGAACCGGGAAGTCGACCCTGGTGACGGATATCCTATGGTACAAGAGGCATCTCCCAGCCGGTATCGCCATGTCAGGGACGGAGGATGGAAACGGCTGGTACAAGCAGTTTATCCCTGATATATTCGTGTATTCGGACTACAACGTCGGGGCTCTCGAGAAGCTCATCGAGCGTCAGAAGAAGCTCGTCAGTACCGGGCGAGCCAGTCCGGTCTTTGTCCTCATGGACGACTGCATGTACGACCGAGCCTTTATGCGTGATACGTGCATTCGCCAGCTCTTTATGAACGGTCGGCATTGGAAGATTTTCTTCATGATGACGACTCAGTACGTCATGGACATGACGCCTATGATTCGAACAAACGTCGATTACGTCTTTGCGCTCCGAGACAACGTCCGGCAGAACCGCGAGAGCCTCTATAAGGCTTTCTTCGGCGTCTTTCCAAACTTTGATATGTTTTGTCAGGTGATGGATTCATGCACGGAGAACTATGAATGTCTCGTCCTGGACAATACATCGAAATCGAACAAGATTTCAGACTGTGTCTTTTGGTACAAGGCGCCTATCCGTAAAAACTTCCGGGTTGGGTCTCCAATGTTTTGGCAATATCACCAGCGCCACTACAATCCCAGGCACTTGAATCAGCAACGACCGGCCGAAGCGGTGAAGCGCCGGGGCGGGACGGTCGTTGTCAAGAAGAGGGAGTGATCCCAGTCGCGGAGCGACTGTACCTGGCGTTCACGGAGCGACTGTACCCACAGGGCAAATGAGTCCTACAGACTCGGTGAAGAGGCGCGTAACTTTTTAAATACAAAAATCAGTTGCAAAAATAATGGACACGTATGATCCAACAGGCGATTCGACACCGATCACGATGATTGAACAGATGCCCGAGCCGAGTGAGGATGAAAAGAAGCAGGGAATTCCGACTGGGCTTTTGCGTCCAGAAAAAAAGGTTGATGATGATCAAATGGCTGACTTTTCTACTCCTATTGAGGAACTTACAGGACCGAGTCCCATGTCTCAGCCCGAGGCTCCCTCTATGATGATGAACATGCTTCCGAGCGGCCCGGCTCCCGTTCGGCCCAAGAAGAAGTCTGCGTCGTCCACATATCCGTTTGGTCTCACGAACGAGCAGTTCTACGCGCTTCTTGCCGGTGTCGCGGCGGTCATTGCACACTCTGAACCCATTCAGGGGAAGCTGAGCAGCATGGTTCCCAAGTTTCTGTCCGAATCCGGGAAGCACAGTCTCACCGGAACAATTGTCACCGGTATTGTAGCGGCTATTATTTTCTACTTTGCTCGCAAGTTTATTGCTGAGCGCTCTTAACCACGTCGCCGCAATAGTTTTTGGAAGCATTCACTTCTGAATAAATACCCTTGTCTGTGGCAATTTTCATGAGTTTATTAAAATTTTCCCAAAAAGAATTCGAATGATCATATTCCGGAACAGTCATGTGTGCGAGCTCGTGGAGAAGCACATAGGTCGCCGAGTTTACATCGTCTCCGTCAAGGCAGATGTAAATTTCGTACCCTTTGTTTACGTTGAGACCTATGGCGCCACTCGACTTGTCCCAATTCAGCCGGCCTGTAATTATAGCCGGTTTGAGAACTGGATGCCACATGGGATCCCCGGTCGCCCTGAGGGCATCGAGGGTCGTCCAATATTTCACCTTGAGATCATCGAGAAGTTTTGGGCCTTTACACTTCATTAAAGTTGTGACCCACACGATGATGAGAATCACGGTGATTACGATCCAGATCATTCCTATTATTACGAAAGACAAATTTTGTGTACATGTCAGAAATCATTCCGTTCGGTGTCAACATCATCGGCTCCCATGTAATTAAATCAAATTTCAATTTTTTTAATTTTAAAATTAAAATTGATCCATCCAGAATGGGTTCATCTCTAAATTCTCCACCATAGAATGGTCCATCAACTAATTTAATGCTTACGTGATGTGAAAATTTTTTAATTATATTTCCAATGGAATCTTGAAAAATATTGTCCGGGTGACACATGACATCGATTCGATCCTTCTCGGGGGTGATGCCCATGAGGATGCCCCCGGGTCGGACACACCGTGTAATTGCATCCAATGATTCATCTAAAATTTGTTCATTAATAAATAAATAATGTAATGAAAAATTATAACACACGACATCCCATGGATATGTCGTGGGAACGGATCGGATGTCACCTGGTTCTAAAAATTTAATATCAATTTTATTTTTTTTTGATCTTAAAATTGCTTCGTCCATGGATGCCCTGTCTGGATCGACGGCATCGACCCGTGCCCGGACCCCTTGCCATTTCCAGAGGTCACCTCCCCGGCCACATCCGCAATCAAGGACACGGTCTCCGGGTTTAACCCAACTATTTATCAAATCTTTTTTGCAATTATTGTGCAAATTTCTAAGATTCATATGGCTTAAAAGATACACGCCCGTTTCTTTTATATGGCGTCTCTCGAGTCTGATCTGACCTGCATTCCCGGTCAGTACTTTGCGTGTATTTCCTTCGTCGGCCCGGACCTTCCCCAGAAGAATGAGAAGTTTGGCATCAAGCTCCGTGGCGCTTTCGCGACCCGTGAGGAGGCTGCGACCCACGCGAAGCGTCTGCAGCGCGAGGATGCAACCTTTGACATTTACGTCGTCGACATGTACAAGTGGTTGCTGATTCCCCCGGAGCGCGAGAACATTGAGGACGTCCACTACCAGGATGCCAAGCTCGAGGAGATTATGAGCAAGTACCGTGAGAACCAGTCTCAGGCCGCCTCGATGTTCGAGCGTCGCAAGCGGGACATGCTGGCCAAGCCCGGACCGGGTGAGTTTCCGTACATTGACCCGTCCGACGAGAACTCCAAGTACTACACGAAGCCGGACGTGCCACCCATTCCCCATCCGGCTGACCTGCTCGACGACCTCAAGAAGGAGTTCCCCGAGGCGAGCATGGACGAGCTGGTTGCAAAGGCGGATATTCGCGTAGCCGCTGAGGTTCTTCGCCGTCGTGAGGCAGCGGCCGCCGAAGCCCCCGCAATCGAGCCCCCTTCAGAGACTCAGGTCGCGGAGGATGTTCCGTCTGTTCAGTAAATAATAACTATTAATATAAATGATGATATTCAAGGTAATTGGTGTCATAATTGTCATAGGTCTCATATTTGCGACCATTGTGCAACTTGTGCCACTTGTTCCTTCAAAAATATCTCAACCTGCTTTTTTTAAAGACAGTCAGTTTGAGGTATTCAGGGATATGGAACCTCGGTCTCAGACGAGGGAAAATCCGTGGGTTGGTTTTCTTCAGGAAGATGTACACGCAAACAGGACAGGTCCTGTAGGTAATTTTTTTGGGAATGATTCACCTTCAGGAAATGCTAAACTTTATTATCTTTGAACGACAATTGGTCGCATACTTACGAATATCACACCGATAACGACTCCAATGAGAAGTATCGTGATTGGGTTCATATTTTTAAAGAGCCCGTCGGACTGAGCGACGGGGAGTCTCTCCTGCTCGACTGGCTCGAACTGGGACTGGGACTGGGACTGGGGGGGTTCCTCTCTTTGTAGAAACGGAAGACTCTCCATCTGTAATGTCATCATCACTCTCACTTTTATCTGGTACTACAAAACCATCTAAATTTCCATATTCGTCGGCATCTGATTCGTCGTCTTCCTCGTCCGAGCCAGTCTCGATACCGGATCCGTCGTCATCGGGGTCGTTACTGTCGTAATCTTCCGACGCATAGTCATCTTCGACCTGTTCGACAGGGACATAACGATCGGGGGGCTTTGAGACGCGCCCGGAACGCGTCTTACTGGCCGTGAGATCTGACTGTACTGGGGATGAAGCTGATTCCATCTTCTGAGTAATCATCAAACGTCTCGTTTAAGTACTTTGGAAAGAATTGAAGTCCTTTTTTTACGGCAATTTCGTTAATTGCAAATTCTCCTTCAAATCCAAGTCTGTTTCCTATTCCCTGAAGCTCTTCCTGAATAGAGCCGTCTGTAGAGGTTCGAATACCCATGCCAAGATCTCGTATATTCTCGATAGCATGATAAAGAAAGGTTGCGGACCTATCTAGGTCTCCAGATAACCCTTTCTCAAATCCTCTCATATTAGCTAAAAAGCGTTTCCAGCTTTCCGGGTCCAGCCCCGAATACGGGTGGATCATCCGTTCGTACTTCTGAAACTTTCGCTGGGGGGCCATTGGGAAATATGTCCATAAAAATATTACAAACAGGACTACCAACAATATCAACATCTTTCAGTTGCTCTATTATAGATGGAGGAAGAATATGTTCCTGGCCCCGAAACTCGCGGCAATCCTCGTCAAAGCACCTCTGCGAGATTCTCCCGCCCTGGACGGCGAACCAAATATGGTTAGAATTGTGTTCGCGTCTAATATTTTCGCAGAATTTGGAGTCTGTCTGGGCGTACCACCCGTCGTGTGCATGTCTCTGAACCTTTTTGATAGTTGAATTTTTCTGACCCATGAGTCGTCTCTGGATAAACTCATCGAGGCCGTCAACCTCGACTGTCTCTGTGAGAATTCTCGGGTCATCGGTATGTGTTCGGACTGAAAACAGTTTGAGTATTTCTTCACTCGGTTCTTTCGAAAACTCTCGGGAGCTTCCCAGCTCTCGCCATGGGATGTACGGGTCTCCTGACGGCTTTTTGTGAGACCACAGCATTCGAAGCCCGGAGCCTCCGTAAACAGACGCGTCTATGATGGATGCCCACGGCCCTTCCCCGAGCGCCAGTATAATCTCAGTCCTGAGTCTGAGAGCCTCGGAACGATCAACCGTGAAATCGGGCCAGTGAATATGAACGCCCGTCTTGATACCCTCCTTGACCGGCCGGTGCTTGGTTCGAGCAACAAGGCACCGCCCTCTGCTCCCAATTGCTCCATGAATTATTTCACAAAATTTCAAAATATCTTCATCACTTAATTTTTCTGGATCTTTGTAATCAAAATCTATGAAAAACTTGAAGCGCGTCGTCTTCTGTTCGACGACGTAGAGCTTTGTCCCCTCTCGAATTGCTTGAATGTACTCCCGGAAGAATTCGTCGTTTTCTTCCGGAGGGACACTGAGAATGCCACCGTCCATAAGGACATGTGTGGCCGAACCGTTTGGAACTCGCCACCGTCCAATCATATTGTAAATTATAAGCTGTAAAACTCTAAGTCTCGTCTTCGTCAGAACTGTCCGCGAATATCCGCTTGATTATGTTTTTCTTAGGCGCCGGCGGAGGAGCCGCAGGAGGTTCCGGAACGGCGGCCGCATCACGTTCATTTTCAATTTTTTCAATTTCATAACACAATTTTATTAAATTCATCTCCTGAGCGATTTGCTGAGGGTCAGACCCGTCATTGCGAAGGGCCGCGAGAATCTTGGCAAACTCAAGTTTTGAACGAGTCATATAATTGAATCGAGTTATTTTATACCGTCGAACCACGCAGGTTGAATGCGGTTTTCGTTGTCGAATGGAGAGCCTGCTGAAACTCTGGGTTCTCGAGCACATGTGTTCGAACCATTGGCCAGATGTTTGGTTTATTTGTTATATTTTCAAGAGTTTCAAAAACACAATCGTCGTTTTCATCGTAATTTCGGCGGTACGGGACCCGGCTCGATTCCATCTTGTCCTTTTCGTCTGAAAACTTTCGGAGTATAGTTCCCTGTTCAATTTTTGACATTGGCAAATCAAAAATATAGACGTGGTAGGTGTTGTGAGCCGTGACTCCGTCTTCGATATCCCTGGGTTCAGGAGTATCAGTGACAAATTTAAAATAGGAGTATGACCCCTTCTTTAGATTTATCGTGCCCCGTGTTTCTTCTTCGAGTTCTCGAACCGCACATTGCAGTGGGTTGAAAATCTCGCGTCGGCGACACCCGCCTGTCACGAAAGTCCACTCCTTGTACCGGCGGTCTCTGACCACCAAGAAGTGTTTGACGTCGTTAATCGTGCTGACTGGTATCGCCATTGCTTTGTGGCGCTCTCGGGTCGCCATTTACTATCATTTCGGGAGCAAAAAATTTCTGTAGTTTTCCCCGTCTGGGTTCGTAGGTTGCCAAAAAGACCATGCACGCCAAGGCAAACCAAGCGACCCAGTGCATTTTGTAATTGGTAATTAATTTAACTGGCGTACAGGAGCCCGCCGGTGCCCTGCATTATCCGGAGCACGTTGTAGTTGACTGCGTACAGGTAGGTCGTCGGGTACTTGATGGTTGGGCAAAGGCCGAGGACACCGTTGGTCAGGAGAGGGGGCGTCACGATACGGAAGGTGTCGAGACGGGAGAAGTTCAGGGTTCCGGTCGGCTGGAGCTTGGAGGTGTCCAGGCAGTACGAAATGACAGCCACGTTGGCAGTGGTGTTCGTGTGCATGTAACCGTAGGGGGTGTTGTAGTAGTGGGGCAGGTCGACCCAGTGGGGCAGGCCACGGGACTCGCCGACATCAACGCCGTTAATCTGGGTCTTGAACTGATAGTTGAGGCTCGCTGCCGATCCGGAGCCGTTGGCATACAGCTGGGAGTAATTCACGGCCGGGAAGGCGATGAACTTGACCGGCTGGGCCAGAGCGAGCTCCTGGGTCGGGTTGGTCCCGATGACTGCGCGCTGCACCTGGGTCACGAGCAGGTCGTGCTTCTCCTTGGCGAACCAGTCGCGCTCACCCTGGTCCAGGTAGATGAAGTTGGCCCAGGACTGGAACTGGAGGGAGGCGTAGGTCGTGGTGGAGGTGGTCGTGCCCAGGTCTCCAATGAATGAAACGACCGTATTCAGAGGCACAACCTGAGCCACAGCCGTCGCCGGGAAAGCCACGGTCAGCGACTTGGTCGATGGAACCCACGCCGTGACAGTCACGGGGCCGGTCATAGGGAAACCGATGACATACTGACCGACAGCAATAGTGGCACCGCTTATGCTAGACACTATGCCGGTCGTGAAAGTTGCGCTGGTCGCACCACCCACGATAGCCGGCACAGTCACAATCTGTGTCGAAGCGATAGGAGTAATGACTGCCAGAGGTCCGTTGAACGAAGCGCCCGAAGAAACATTCGTCGCTGCCGAGTTTGCGTAAGAAATGAGAACGTTCGAGGTGAAACCACCGTTGTAGGTCAGGGCGTTCGAGAACGTCTGAACGACCGCCAGGTTGGTGTACACATTCGAGATGGAGACGTTGGCCAGAATGTGACCCGGGAAGAGGGGGCCGGTCGTCTGCTGGATGGTGACGTTGGCCACGTTCGAGGAAAGAGCCATGAAAGACACGAGCGAGACGTTCGCCTCGGCGGCCGGCACGACGTTCGAGTTCAGCTGAGCAGTCTGTGCGAGGGTTCCTGCGTTCACGTTGATGGTGCTCGAGAGGTACGGAGACCAGGTGATGCGAATCTCGACGTCGTGGAACTGCAGAGCCACCAGGGGAATGGACACGGACCAGTCCTTGCAGAAGAAAAACTTGAGAGGCAGGAATGTCGCCTTCTGGTTGTTGACAGTCGTCGAGTTGAGGTTGAGAAGACGCTGGGAATAGTTCTGGGCACCAGTCACGGGCTCGATATCGGTCATGTACTCGATATCCTGAGTATCAATGACCTGGCCACCAATGAGAAGCTCAAACTTGTCAAAGATCTGAGTCCAATCGATATTTGGAATTACGGAACCGTTGTTATCAGTCACCGTGAAATAGACATAGCTGAGAAGATCACCCTTCTTCTCAAAACGGATCGTAGACATACCACCGGCAGATGGCGAGCCCTGGATGATCTGGCGCTCGACCGAGTTTGCATAGTGAGTGTATTTGCGATACATTGACCGGTAAAATGAGACTTCAGGCTTGCCGGTCAGCCAAGCATCCTGCTCACCAGTAGCGACAAGTTTTACAATACCACCGCTCATTTATCATTGGCTTTATATTTTTTTAGAGTGACTTAAACAACCGCAAGGGGTGGGAGCGAAACAGGATTTCCATTGAGCGCCTGGATCGCCATGTCCAGTGCGTGAGAAGTTGCGTATGGATTACTTCCAGTATCAGTCTTTTTCTCGTTAAATTTGTAGAACCTGGCATCGACATACTGCTGGACACGCCCGCCTGTGGTTGCGTTGACTGGGCCGACTGGGAATGCAACAGTCTCGGGGCGGACCTGGGAAACAACCCCTCCTGCATCGACAGGATCATTGCGAACATTCATACGCTGACCGTTTCCGGCCCTGTCGGGCTTTGACCGATCACCACTCACGCGCGTGAGTGCCTTGTTTGTATAGGCACATTCACCACCCTCTGCGTAAGGCTGTGCGACATTGTACTGCCCAGGACCGTCGCTCAGAGTGTCCTTTCGCATTCCAGTCTCCTGACGAATAGTCGTCCGCTGCATTTTCATAAAATCTGGCCGAAGTTCGGGCTTGGTGATTGCGCCGCCCTGTCCTTCTGCCCTGCTCTGAACAGGTGCGCGGTAAATGGTCTTTGTATCCTTCGCCTCGTGACTGACAAGACCAAGGGGGACGGGGCCTCCGTTCGGTACGAAAAACGCCGGAGGGCCGTCGCGCCCCTCAAGCTGAGTCAGCTTCTCCTCGTTCACATTGACTGGCAAATCCCGGAAGAACTGGTGGAAACCTCCTGCGGCCGCCACGTTCGCACCGTATCCTAGACCCGGACCGACGTTGATCCTCTCGATGGGTTGAAGATTATTCAACTTATTCGTAATGTATTCGCGCTCATAGAGGTTATAGACGGGCTGACCATGGGGGAAAGCCTTTGTATTGGGCTTTTTATCCTGAAGCGACGGGATTCCGGTCGCCTTGGGGTTGATGCGCCAGTCTCCGATACGCCGACCGTATTCTGGATTCATGGGCTTCAGATCGAAGGTATCCTTCTCGTGATCACGAGCATTGGCCATGATATCAATATCACGACGAGTTATAGACCGAGTGGTTGGGGGCAGTGGAGAGTCCTGAGTGTAGACAACCATGGAATCTTCACTCTTTTCACTCAACTTTTTGCCTGCAAACACAAGACCGACCACAGCAGCTATGGCAAATGGATCCATATATTATATCAAATTATTTGTTTTGAAGGTGATAGCGTTGTTTAAAAATACTGTTCTGTTCGACAGTGTACGTGCTGATGGGATCCCACATCATCCACGTGATGGGAACCTGAGCCGGGTCACAATAGGTGTTGGGGAAATCGTACGGCTGCTCGGTCATATTCTTGCGCCACGCCGTCGTGGGCTCTGGAACAAGCTCGCTGGTGATTTTTCCGATATCCTCGAGAGTAATCTGGGCAGGTCCCTGCCAGATGCCATCCTCGAGGACGAGACTGCTGGTGGTCAGAGTCGGTGCCATTACTATAGGATCGGAATATTATTAGCGCCCGCTTCCACCATTTCCGCCGCGCATCTGGGTCGTCTCTGGGAAGTGGAAGTTGAAGTTGTCGGGGTCGCATGCGCTTCCTCCTTGATCCTTGCACATTGGGTAAAACTTCTTGCCGAACGAAGCCTCGGCAAAAGCAGTCTGGTCGCCTGGGATTGTGCTCACCGGCATGGTGTAAAAGTTGCGCTCAGCATCGCGAATCTTTTCGAATGGGTGAATCTTTGACCATTCCTGCTGAACCTCGGTGCGAACGCTGGGATACCACGCGGCCGACGGGCGATCCGGGTTGTCGACATAATCAGTCATAAGCACATTGCCCATAGGGTTCTGACGGGTCGGGAGGCTGACTTCGGGCTGAATAATGTTCGCCTGGCGTCCGTTTCCAACTTTCACATTTCCGTCTGTAATCATATTATTGATGTAAAGATAGTACAGGACCCCCAGTACCAATGCACCGAGTGCAAAAATACGCGGATCCCGCTGAATAAGGTACAGTATGCACGTGGCATAAATAACAAACCGAGAGGTGGCAAGGGTGCGCTGGCTGGCGTTCTGGGACGCTGTCGGCCAAAATTTAAGAATCTCGTTTGAATTAAATATTTGTTTGAGATCCATTCCTATCTTCTATCGAGATTTTTTGTTGCTCTTCTTCTTGGGTCTGGGCGTCTGGGGAGGGGGAAGAGCCGCTGGGTTCATGCTGTTCATGATACCCGCAAGGGGGCCACCGCCTCGCATGAGCGAACTCATCATAGACATCATAGACGCATCATCCGTACCGTTTTTCATATTCTTTGCACAACTCTCTGCGACAGCCTCAATCTGGGAAAGAGCATCTGGAGGGAACATATTTAGAGTCATGGCAATCATATACAGCGAAGAAAGCCACTGCCAAATTGCATCCTTATTTGAGTCCGTGCACTCGGGCTCGTTCCAGTGCTTGTGAAGGTACAGCGACTTGGCAAACTCGTTCTCCTCGCAGAAAAACGCCGGATCCTTCGCCATGAGCTGAGATGACCACGGGCCCGTCTGCTTCATAAAAGTCTGATAGTCACATGGCTTGGCCTTCGCCATGTGAATAGCAAGATCGTCCGGAAAAACTGAAAGGACGTCGTCAATAAATTGACCCATCATTTCATTAAATGCCTTGACTGTTGTCATTGTATTTTACAAATGTATATATTCCTTAACTTAAAAAGGTTCAGTTAAACGAGATTCATGTGTACCGTGCGAACGGCTCGTCAAAAAATAAACAAGGAGAGCGACCAAAAAGGCTGGCTTGAAATATTCTGAATTTTTAGGCTTTCCCTCTCCGTTCATCTTATTTTTCACATAAATATATCCAACTGTGATTGCGGCGGCTGCGATTGCTGCATTGAGAGGTTCCCTGAGCATTTGATCCATTGGTATTTCCTAACATGTTTTATTGGCCAATTTTGTGTATTCTGGTTGGAGTCCCGCGCGGAGGTCCCGCAGGTGCGTCGTCAAAGAGGTTCTGATCGACTGGCGTCTCTCCGGGCGTCGCGCCTGGAACATTTGGAGGGGTCAGGGTGTTATTGACCGTCACGGTCGTGTCGACCCCCTCGGGAGTTTTTCCAAACTCCATACCCGGCACACCTTCCGGGGTAGCTTCCGGCTCGCCCTCAATGTCCGGAACGTCCTCGTCCTCGATAGGCGCCTCCTCGTCCTCGTGTTCGAGATCGAATTCGTCACCAGCGGCAGGAAGGGGGAGGTAGGTATTCAAAATCTCAGCCGTCGGCACGAGTGCCTCAATGACGTCAGCAATTTCAACCGTGAAACGACGGAATAACTCAGTCTTACGGAACTCGTCTGTGTTTGCTTCTGTGATGATTATAGGATCGTCGTATAAATTTCGGGCACAATTTTCATAACACCTTTGGACAAAAATATCATTTCCTGGAAGCTTGATGCAAATCTTCTTCTGTTTCTTGTCGGTTCGAATAGAACTTAGGATTTTGACCTGAATAACAAAGACGGCTGCGAGAAGGCTCGGAAAGAGTGAGTTGTTTTTTATAATTGCCTCTGTATTCTTGTTTGAAATTGAGGCATTCCAGGTCTTGACGTCCCGAAGCAACTCTTGGAAAACTCGAGTCATGTTTTTGCCCTGAGAAACCTTCTTGGCCTCGAGCCAAATCTCCCAAAACGCCTCAATCATGACTGGAATCATAGCCTGGCACAACTTTTTCGTAAAGCGCCGCTCGGATTCATTGAGAAGATCCATTAGTATTAAGCACTCTTTTTTACTCGAATCTTTCCCGCGGCTCTCTTCATCGAGTCCGCAGGACTCATTTGCCCGCCAGGTACACTTGCTGCGCAAGTGGGTTCAAGCACTCTTTTTTACTCGAATCTTTCCCGCGGCTTTATGCAAATTCACAAGGCTCGGGAAGTACATGTCGGGGGCTTCATCTTCTACTGGGAACTCATCGGCAGCCGATTTTCTCGAAAACCACTCAACCTTGATATCGAACGGACCCACGAGGTTCACAGTGTAGCCCAGACGCTCGAGCTGGCGGCACATATACATGACAGCCTTGGCTATGTCATACTTCGGAAACCCTACTATAAATGGCTGAACCGTGAGTATCGATGATTTTTGACCTAAATCTGAAGAGGTTCGGATGCGCCGACTGAACTGTTCAAGCATTGCTTTGTAGGTTTGCTTGAGCACGTCAGTTTTTTTCTTTTCACGAGCCAAAATTTCTTTGGCCTGCATATAATTTAAAAGTTTATCTTTTCAGTGTCCAACGAAGCGCGGGTCAGGAGATCATCCTGACTCAGACGACCCTCGAATGATGTATTGAAAGAATTTGTCAAGTCTTCTTGGAACTTTGTCCCATAAACATTCGTGAGGGCAGACTTGAGCTGAACATTCATGCTTGAATTTATATCAGAATACTGCCTGTAGCTGTCAGGGACATATGAGTTGACATATGACACGGGATCCGAAGTCGATTCCGTATTATTTATAGTCACATCTCCCGAGGGGCTTATACTCGCATTAATGTCAAACTGCTGACCAAAAAAGTGACGAGTATTCAGAAACATGAGACGAGCATTATACGATCCACTCGTTGTTGGGGTAAAATAGAGGGTCTCGAGTGGTACCATGTCTTCTTGGGTCGACTGAAACTTTTCTATAACAGCCTGAATAACCTCGAGAGGAACTGGAGCCACATCAAACATATCCATATCCAGGAGGGCGGACGTGGCAGAAGTCGACGCAGCCGCCTTTGTGGCCGCCTGAGTAGTACTGCTCTTCCGACTTATGTACCAAATAAAAAATAAGAGCAGACCCAGGAGCACAAGAAATGCCAGCTCATCTTCCATTAGTATTTGGTGCGAAAATATTTGAGACGAAAAAGATTAGCCAACATCAATGGCACTCCTCGTGTTTTCCCAGAATTGTAAATTTTCCCAAGAAACTATTAAATATATACAAACTCAACCGGCACTCCAGAGTATAGTGCGGTTTCACGACATTCTTACGCAGGGCGTTCCGTCTCCTAAAATCACACGAGTGCCGACCCTGGTCACAAACGAGGGTCAGATGCACGTCGGCCGGGAAGTTCGAGCATGGCTCGAGTCAATGGTCCCGACAGAGTTCATGTCGTGGGAGACAACCCCTGGGTTTTGCTCAAACCTGGACGGATCATCATGCCACGCAAATATGTTCGATATTGAAAATTACGGAGAAAGTCTACAGCCTGAACTTACACCAGAACTCGAGGAAAGAATCAGTAAATCAGTCACTGACTCAATGTCATCAATGAACAGGACTTAAAGCCAATAAGTTTACAATGTTTAATGAGATTAAAGACTATTCAGGCTTCGGCCATGAAGGCTGTGTTTGAGGTCTTGAAGGATATCATCAACGATGTGAATGTTTATTTTACAAAGGAAGGTGTCAAGATTCTGACCCTCGACACGGCTCGGGTCACCCTGGTTCAGATGAACCTGCCGGCTGAAAATTTCGAAGAGTATGAATGTGAAGATGAACTCATCGCCGGGCTGAACATGGCCAACGTCCACAAGCTCCTCAAGTCGGTCACGACGTCCGATACCCTGACCGTCACTGCAACCGGAAGAGATATTATGGAATTTTTAATTGAAAATCCTGAAAAGAATTCAATGACTAATTTCAAGCTGAAACTCCTGGATATCAACGAGGACATGATCGAGTTTCCCGATATTCACATGAACGTCGTGACAACCATGCCGAGCATAGACTTTCAGAGGTTTGTCCGAGACATGTCCAACCTGGGAACAGAGATGAATATATGGAGAGACGGTCACGAGATTGAGCTTAGCTGTAACGGGGACTTTGCGGATCAGGTGACCGTCATCAAGTACCCGGATGCACCACCGTGTGACAGAACCGGTGGGACGTTCAGCCTCAAGTACATTAGCCTGTATACCAAGGCGACGAATATGTGCTCGAGTATTCAGATTATGCAGGACTCTATGAACGAAGACATGCCAATCATCTTCAGATATACAATTGCAAATCTCGGAGAATTGAAATTCTTTTTAGCACCAAAAATTACGGAATAAAGTAATTAGAACTTAAGGAAACATGGAGGCCAAATTTGATTCAAGAATGCAGGAATGCAAATCACAAGAGGAGATGGCAGACTACCTCCTCTCGTGTTTTTCAATCATAAAGGAATATACCGAGGAAGCTCAAGAAGAGGTCGAGACGACTCACAGAGCCCTCGGAGTCCAGGTCAAGGTACGTAAGGGTATTCAACGGAAGGAAATTTACACACGATACATGGATGAAATTGAGGGCGAGACTGACATGCGAATAACACAGAGACATAACAGGCCATGTTCCGGGTGTGGTTTATTTTTCACAAAGATTGTGGACGAGGCCGAGGCGGATGAAATTTGTCAAAACTGCGGGACTTCCGAACGGTACCAAGAGGACGAGCTCGGGTTCAAGGAGGAACAAGAGACCGAGAAGCACATTATTTATTCATACAAGCGTGAAAATCATTTTAATGAATGGATAAGTCAGTTTCAAGCCAAGGAGTCGACGAGTGTCCCGGAGGAGCTATTGAACCAACTCAGAGCCGAATTCAAGAAACAGAAGATTAAAGACGTCGGTGAGATTACTCACGAAAAGGTTCGCGGTCTTCTCAAGAAACTCGACAAGAACAAGTATTACGAACATGCCCCCTATATCGCAACCATGCTGAGCGGTGTCCAACCGCCAACCATGCCCCAGAGTCTCGAGGATAAGCTCAGGCTCATGTTTCACAAAATACAGGCGCCGTTCGAGAAACATAAACCGACCAATCGAAAGAACTTTTTGAGCTACTCGTACGTTCTTTATAAGTTGTGTGAGCTGCTTGGAGAAGATGAGTATCTGCCGTGCTTCCCCCTCTTGAAATCCAAGGAGAAGCTCTATATTCAAGATACAATATGGAGAGGGATATGCGGAGAATTAGAATGGGAATTTATCAAGACACAATGATCCCGCTAACAATCAATCCGGTCGAGAGGAGGCTTTTGGCGCCAGAATTCCTCGTATTCGATAGACCCAACCTTGTCCGGGAAGTTGATGAGGATGCCGTGATCGAGGCCCAAGAGGTCCATGTAGTTTCGGGTCTGAATTCGGTAAGATTCATTGAGTTTGCTTACCGACTTGAGCTCTATAACCACCTTTCGGTCGATGATGAGGTCGGCTCGAACGTGCCCAACGTTTTGGCCGTCGTAAAAAACCGGGACGATGCGTTCAGTCTCATAGTAAAGACCTTGTTTTCGCAGGGCGACTTCGAACGCGCAGTGATATACGGATTCGGAGTAACCCGGACCAAGAGAGGCCCAGATGTTCTCGGCGATGGTTTGCATTAATTCAAATAGCTTTACTGTTTTTAAGACGGCGTATAGCGTTGGCTATTTCTGCATTTGTGTAGTTGAGACCATTGGCGTTTCTCTTGCGTTTTGCAGCGTTTGCCAGGGCAGAATTATTCATATTGGCTCTGTGGTGCGACTTGACAAACCTATTTATTTTGATATTCCGAGCAACTTTCATTACAGACATATTCATTCTTCCAGATGGAGCCCGCTTTTTCGCCGAAGGCTCAACCTTTTCTTTCCTCAAAGACAGCCCGAAACCACGCACGCGCTTTGCGTGATATCGTGCGACACCTTCTTCATGTGCACGAGTCGCCGAAACGAGTGCGCTCGGTGGGAGACGGTAGTTCTGACGGCCGAAGCGCCCACGGTTTTGGAAAGCACGCATCGTTCCCTCGGCCGTATTTGGATCTCCACGACACCCAAAAACGAAAACTACCGCAGGGCCTTTTATGTCCATGACCAACTGCTGCAGACTATTCATACGTTGGCCATAGGTTCTATGAAGAAAAGGCTCTCCGACAAATTTCCACCCACACAGTGAGTTGTACCAGCGACCCCATGTTGATTCGGTATTGTCATACAGTTCCAGTCCCATGTTTGGAGCTGGCTGCCTGGGTCCATAAATATGTCTCTTCCAGTTCCATTGACTCCCAGTTATAATACTTGGGGTATTTTCGGCCGAGAGTCTATCGGTCAAAAGCTGACGCAGTTTAGTTTTGCTCTGCATAAGAGACATCATCCGACTCTCCTTCAAAAGTCTCAATGAAATATAATATCCTGGGCGAGAAATGAATATTATAATTTTATCATCCGGAACTGTAAAAAGAGAGTTTGACGGGAGGAGGGTTCCGTGGCCTATGATTGTTGCGAGAGGAATTTTGTTATTTTTATTTGCAGAAATCATATTCTGAAGTTGTTGAATACGTGTCGATGAGTTATTCATTAAATTACCCACAGAAAATTACTTGAGAGGTGTTTTGAAATGAGACGCGTACTTGACCCTGATCCACTTGGCATCCTGCTTGTAGATGCGGTGGGCCCGAGGTGCCATGCGTTTTGTGAGCGTGCTGATGGCCACGAGTCGCCGGAAGACGGCCAGGGGCAGTTCCTTGCCCTTATTTATCGCGCACATCAACGCCTTGTGGCGGTTGGTCATCGCCTCTACGGGGTGGTACCCAAACTTGGTCAACATCCCGTGCTTGAGGGGGCCTATGAGGCTCTTGGGCTTCCCTATCGTTCCCACATCGTAGGCGGGCTGACCTTTGACGCGAACCGTCTTGGCCTTGCGGACGTACGAGTACCCTGGACGGGAACTCGTCCCCTTGACCGATATGCGCTTGGCTGAAAGTTTCCGCACATGAGCCTTGCGGAGGTCTGCGTGCATGGTACAATCTATCCAGAAAATTCTTGGGAATAGCCAGCCATGTACATTCGAATCTTTGCTTCACTGGACGCACCGAAATTAAAGACTTCTGAGTCGCATGAAAGATTCCATGTCGGAATTTCATAGTTGTATCGAAGTTTCATATTTGCATATAAAAGACTCATTGCATATGACTTTAAATCTTTAATGTTCAGTGACCAGCCTTCCCACCCCAATTTTATAGCAAGAACATCATTCTTAGAAACAAAGACACCCGATGGCGTCGACTCGACGGCTCCACCGTCTATGTAATTCATTCCGTCATCCATCTTCACGGTAGAAAAAATAAAGGGAATTGCGATTGAAGCACAGACTGCGTCCAATATACTCGCTTCAGGAGTTGTGTCGACACTGAAATACTTGGTCTTTTCAATCTGTACACAATACGATGAAACATGTAATTTTATAGGAAAATAATCATATAATTCTCTGAAATTAATGTCAGTCTGTTTCATTTCACGTTCACATATTTCAGAAAGTACTTTTCGAATATTCTTCAATGGAACAAGTCCATAATTTTTTAATAAACTTTTTATATTAATTTTCATAAGATTATTTACTGGAATTTTTAATGAATATTCAAGTATGTTTTTAATGTCCCCTTTCATCAAACAGTACAAAAATCCGAGAAGTGCTCCAGCTGATGCTCCAGAAATTTCTTCAAGATCATCTTTAATAATTTTATGATCTTTAAGTTTTGAAATTGCCCCGAGGTATACGTAAAACCCCATGGCGCCCGGTCCGATGGAAAGATATTTTACCATTCTTAATAATTAAAATTAATAATACTCTGGAAATATCCCGCGTATCGCTGCAAACAGAATGGCGAAGAGTGTGGCATGAACGGCTATAGGCGTGATGCCATCTCCGTGGGGAATTGAGAAAAGCAAATGGGGCGTCAACAAGACGAATAAGATCATGGGCATGATGAAGTCGGCTTTCGTGACCGTCACCTTTGTGACATATTTTATAATTATAAAATTCAAAATTGAAAATATAATTGCATGAAACCCGGCCTGTACGAGAAGGGACTTCCCGGGAGGGAGCCCAAAGAAAAGGCCGGGGGTCAGAAGAGCGAAAAGAAGCGCCGGAACAAATACTTTTGGTCCGGTGATATCAAACATTACTATAGTGATCTATATTTTGCCGGACCCATTGATAAAATTGAATGTCAAAAACATTATTATAAATTACTGGAATATTTGAGACGAGCCCCCACAATGTCTCCTCTGTTCTTGTGGGGGCATCAATTAATGAATTTTTGTTTTGAGAAATTATAAATTCTACAAATTTTGGATATTTTGAATTAATTTTAATGTAATTTGTATCCTGGTATTCTTTGATACGTGTCCATGCATCCAAGAGTTCCTCGGAATGCCAATCCTGCCAATCCTCCGGGTCGAGTAACTCGGGAGATTCGTACCCATCGTCTGAATCATATGCCAGGTCGTAGTTGTAGGCATCGCGGGAATACTCGTCGTTGATACCCATTGTAGTTTACTAATGAACGGCTTATAGCTTTAGACCAGTCACAGTGACACCCGATGTCTCCTTCACGGGCGCGGCATCCATGATGGCCTGAAATGCACCCTCGACCTGGGCGTCGTTTCCACCAAAGAATGACCGTAGACCAGCCTTGATGACATCCTTCGACAGAGACCCCTTCTTCTTGGATTTCTTGAAATTTACCTTGATCTTGTCGTGAATTTTGATAGTATCAATCTCGTGGATTGCCATGTGCTGTATCACAAACTTGCGAAGCTCCTTTTCACGTGAATTCAGCGTGGAGAGATCTTTGCGAGCTGCGAGGAGTTGAGCCTTCAAGGCTATCCATTCTTGCGTTGCTGTTTTAAACTCCATTTCTATTGTTTTGGAGGTTATTCTTATATGTATAGCGCGGCGCCTACTGGTATTCAAAATCAACCTCAAACCTGGGCCGCATAATGTCAGGAGGTATCGTGCTGAGGTTGAAGATACTGACTGGGTCACGGGGATTCAGGGGCTCGGACCGCTCTTGACGATTGGCGTTGCGCAGAACGCCGCCCAGAGTCTCTGGGTATCCAATCTGGCTCCTGGGATCTAGGAAGGTCATACCGGACAGAATTGCGCTCGGGTCGTACTGCCCATAGTCGTCGGTCGACACAACCTCACGGGGGATCAGGGATGCTGCAGAAATGCCATCATCCATGGCTGCGGGCATACCACCACTTGGCGCCTGAGGAACGGGCGCCGCGTTTACAATTGCTGGAGCCATGACGGTATTATTCGTCATTACATTCTGAGTTCCGGCAAGGGGTGCTGCTGGTGGGGACGAGTTGGAAAATCCGCTGCGGCCTCCGCTAAACAGAAGGAAAAGAATAATCACGACCAGCAAAATTATGGCGACCCGCTTCCGATTCATCTTATATTAGGATACGAATAAATTAATCCATGTCAAGATAGTCCGCCGGGTCATCAGCCTCCTGCTCATCATCGGCTGGCTCCTCAGTGAACAAATATTCCTTGGTGGGATGAACCTTGGGCGCAGTCCTGGTGCGAACCTGGATGACGCGCCAGATGGGCCCGAATGACTTTTTGAGAAACCAAAGACCGGAAAGTTCCAGAATTACGTCACATTTTGTGCCAGGCTCCACCGCCTGGAGTTCCATGGGGTTTTTCTGGGTATCAAACGCCAGGGCCCGAATTTCACCCTTGACAGTCAGCAGAGTCGCATCGAGCGTGCTGTCGGTGATGCTCTCCTGATATGCGGCGCAAATAATCTCATCGCTCAGGTTCTCCTTCCTGAACCACTCAACCTTGGACTCCTTGGCCTTGGCGATAATCTCGGCATCAATCTTGGCAAACAGACTCGGGTCATCAACCTTGAAGGAAACAGACTTGGTCTCCATGGGATCCTGGAGAATGAGACCATTCACCTGGTGCCGGGCTGAACTAATCTTTAGGAAATAACGGCCGTTTGGCAGCTTCTGAGGTGTTCCGTACTCCATTGTATATCAATAATTATTATATTCTTTATAGTTAGATGAGCGCGACCTTTCCGTGCCGTGGAGAATTTGTTTTAAAACAATGCATGTGCCTTGCTGACGAAATGGATCCTTATTCTAACGTATGTGGATACGTGAACAGGCAGAATGGTCTCGTCTATCCATGCGATCCTGGATGTTGTGGCGGGGAATGCAACAAAAGTGTACGGGGAGTTCGATTTCACATTGACCCGTCACAATATTCGGAAACTTTACCAGAAGGTTTTAATGAAAATTTACCCCAGTCAGACTCAACAAGCGTTCCAGCTGGTGAAACAGTTTTACAGCCTGCTGCTGAGGCGCCAGTTCGGATGCCTCTATGGCAGCTATTTATAGCGCCTGCATTGTTGTTAATTCTAATTTTGATATCGTCATTCCTGGCTTAAAGGTACCCGTCCCGTGTATAGTACAATGGACCAGACTTCTATCAATGACCTGCTGAAGGAGATCAAGGCACTTCGCAAGGATATGCGCAAGATCCGCCAGCACATGGAGGACCCTCAGGGTGAGAAGGCTAAGGCTCGCGCCGCCAATAATGGTTTCAACAAGCCCCTGAAGCTGTCCGACAAGCTCCGGGCCTTTCTGAACCTGGGTCCCGAGGACCTGATGTCTCGCTCCCAGGTGACTCGCAAGGTGAACGAGTATGTGGAGGCCAAGGGCCTGAAGAATGGCCAGAAGATTGCCATGGATGCGACGCTCCAGGACCTGCTGCAGGTTCCAGAGGGCATCCAGGTGACCTTTCTGAATATCCAGAAGTTCATCAACCCCCACTACATCAAGGAGCCCAAGGAGGTGAAGCCTCCCAAGGAGCCCAAGGCGGCTCCGGCTCCCCCGGCGGTAGCGGAGGCGACTTCCGAGCCCCCAAAGGAAAAGAAGGTTCGCCCAAAGGTCGCGAAACCTGCGGCGGCTTAAAAGGTTGCTTCATATCATAAGAAAGATGGAACAAATATCTCGCGAGTTTCTAAATGAACTTGTGGGAACAAAAATCAAAAATATAAAAACGTATCAGCGGGCTTTCACTCACAAGAGCGCGCTGAAACGTTACGAAGGCCTCGAGGGTTCTTACGAGACCCTTGAGTTCATGGGAGATTCAGTGCTTGGGTTCATCGTGACCAAGCATCTGTTCGACTTGCATGAGAAGGAGCAGGAGGGTTTCCTGACCAAGGCTCGGACCAAGATGGTCAGGGGAAAGACGTTGTGTGAAATCTCAAAAGTGCTTGGTCTGGAGAAATACATTATGATGGACGAGAAGGGCGAGCGCAACGGGTGGAACACCAATGAGCACATTATGGAGGATGTCTTTGAGGCCATGGTTGGAGCCATCTACCTAGACCTGGGGATGGTTCACGCCAAGAATTTTGTTCTCGAAAGTTTCAAAAAGGTGAAAACATCTCTCGTCGACGACAACTACAAGGATCAGCTTATGCGATGGTGCCAGGCTCTTAAATATCCCCTTCCAGATTATGTACTGGCCAACACGACCCCGGCCGGCGTTTTTTGTATCCAGGTCGTGGTCGATGGCCACGGCGAAGGATTCGGATATGCAACGACCAAAAAGCAGGCTGAACAAAACGCAGCCGAAATTGTACTTAAGACGGACGTTCGTTTCAAGGGAAAGAATGTCCCAGCTCCTGGAACGAGTAAAGCAACTCAAGGAGGCGAAGTACGCCGACCAGAGGACGGACGAATGGCTGGAGCTCCGTGAAAATATGATCACAGCGAGCGATGTCGCATCGGCCGTCGGGGACAATCACTACGAGTCCCCGGATGCATTTGTTCGAAAGAAGGTTCTCAAGACAAAATGGGCAGGAAACGTCGCCACGGCGCACGGGACGCTCCTCGAGCCTTTCGTACGTGATTTGTACGACGCGAGGTTTGGGAAAAAGACGACAGAAATTGGACTTGTTCAACACCGGGACTATCCTTTTATCGGGGGGTCGGCCGACGGCATCACGGACGACGGGATTTTGCTCGAGATTAAATGCCCCCTGACTCGCAAAATTGAAAACAAGGTTCCGGTCTACTACATGCCCCAGATTCAGCTCTTGCTCGAGATTCTGGACTTTGAGGACTGTGACTTTGTGCAGTACAAGCCGGCCGGGGCGCCAGATGAGAACGGAGTTTCTCATCTCCCCGAGCAGTTCGTCGTGACTCGAGTCAAGCGAGACCGCGAATGGTTCAAGGCCAAGCTGCCCATCATGCAAGCCATATGGGACAAGGTGATCAAGGGGCGTGAAAGCGGTCTCTGTGAAATTCAGAACGATCCAATTCCGTGGGATCCCCTGTTTAAGAGAGATGTCGTTTGCGAAGTACAGAAGGAAGATGGATCCCAGGTGCCCACACAAGTCGAGGATTCTCAGGTGTAAGGAGTGCACAGGGATGTTCTGTGTCAACTGCATTCAACTTGAGAAGCATTCGTGTACGAAGATGCAACAGCGTATTCGTAATGAAAAGGATATTTTAGAAAAGAACCTCGTGAAGGTTGTGGCGGCAAAGGTTGCGCCTATTTAACCTTGGAGAGGACATAAATAACAAGAGCCGCAAAAATAAGCATGATAATAAAATCACCGTCTTTATTTATGTGACCATTCCAAACCATAGGCTGGCATGAAGTTCCTGGGGTCGACGACGGCTTGCTCAGACCTGGGCGATACCACGTGGTCGTGACCATATCCGGAAACTCCATTTTACGCGCTGGAAACCCAAGGAACGGAGCCGGACTTGGTGCCTCCTCTTTGAGATAAAGAGGGCCTGAACGGTTGATGTGGTTCGGGGTAAAGTGGGTCAGGTCATCATTCGGGTCGTTCATTTCCATAGGACGCTCGTCGCGCTCGACAACAAAGGTCCCATCGGGGCCGTCATAAAACCCTCCGTTCCCGGGAGTGCCAAAAGTGTTTGTGGCGGTGAACGGGTTGATGGCGTTAATTTTGTTACAATCATTGATCATAAAGGCGGTTGCCATTAATAAACTCGTATATTTTTTTCCACCGTCGAATAATTCTTGGTCTGGACCTTGGCCCTGTGAAGTTCCCACATTTCGTCCAAATCAATGTTCAACATGTGAGCCAACTGAAAGAGGTAACTGAAGACGTCACCCATCTCCATAACGACATCAATGCCGCGATCCTTCTTCAGACCCGTCTTTCTGTACAAATGCTGGTTCTGACGAATAGCACTTGCAAGCTCGCCACTCTCCTCTGTGTAGAGCATCCATACTGTGCTGATGGGTGCCTTGTCCCACCCTTTGCGCTTACATAGTTCGGCGGTTTCGTCGCGGTAGCGATTCATTCCTTGTGTAGAACACGCCTCGTTCCCTTAAGCTACTTTTGCGAGTTTTGCGAGATTTTTCTGGAATTTTATTACCAACATGAGAGCAAAGAACAGACATACGACATCTATGGCAGCTACCCAATTTTTAGTCTTTTTGTCTGAATGAGTTTTTTCGAAAGCCCATGGTTCGACGACGACAGTCCCAAAAAGTTTAATAACCCGCTCAAGTATGAAAAAGATGAGAAACCCAATGAGAATATCATCAAGAGATCTCGTCATTTATTCTTACTGAGGATTAAATCCATATTTGTTGTTTATCGGGAGTTTATTTCCGTACGTGCTCGTGTTCATTGGTATTTCAAGAGGAATGGGGTTTGTCGAAATATCCTGCAGATACACAATCTGCTGAAGAACACCCGTCATGACGAGGCCGACCGCCTCGGCCACAACCTTGGAGTTCATAGTCTCGACCTGACCCCTGACGTTATCGTAATAATTCGACGCCATGTTGATGTAGACCTTGCGCATGAGACCCATAATGTCGGCGTCGGGCTGGCGATCAATGTCGTACCCCGTCTTCTCCTTGACATCACTCATAAGATGCTGGTGAATTGTTTCCTTGTTAAAGTCCGAAAAAAAAGCATCAGACAATGGTGTCGGTAGAAACTTTGTAGACATTTGTAATGGCCTGATAAAAAAACGAGACCCCTATTACTCAATGAAGGTCATCAAGCGCAATGGAGTGCCTGAAGAAATGCTATTCGACAAGGTAACTCTCCGTATCCAGAGACTCAACGAGGCGCCAGAGTTTGAGACTCTCCCAGGGGTCAACCCGACCAAGATTGCCCAGAAGGTCTTCTCGTCAATGTACGACGGAATTACGACGGCTCAAATTGACAATCTGAGCTCGGAGGTGGCCATAGGGCTCATCACGGAAGACCCCGACTATGAGACCCTGGCCATGCGAATCGCCGTATCGAACCTTCAAAAAACGTGCCCCAAAACTTTCAGCGATGCAATGATCGAGCTTCACAAGAGCAATATCGTCAGTGTAGAGTTTATGAAAAACTTGACCCTCGACATGGATTCGTGGATCGACCACCGTCGTGATTACCTTTTCGGATATTTCGGAATCAAGACCCTTCAAAAGGGCTACCTGAATGTCGGCGAAACGCCCCAGTATCTCTTCATGCGCGTGGCTCTCGGAATTCACGGCGGAGATCTTCCGAGAGTCCGCGAGACGTACGACCTGCTCTCACAGAAGTACTTCACGCATGCGACGCCGACCCTGTTCAACGCTGGAACCAATAAGCCCCAGATGTCGAGCTGTTTCCTTGTTGCCATGAAGGATGACTCGATCGAGGGCATCTACGAGACCCTCAAGGAATGCGCGCACATTTCGAAGTGGTCAGGAGGTATCGGCATCCACTGTTCGAACGTACGAGCCCGAGGGTCCAAGATCAAGGGGACGAACGGGGTCGCGGACGGTATCGTCCCTATGCTTCGCGTATTCAACAATACGGCGCGGTACGTGAACCAGGGTGGCGGGAAGCGCAAGGGGTCGTTTGCCATCTACCTCGAACCGTGGCATGCAGACATTATGGAGTTTCTCGAACTGCGTTTGAACCAGGGTGATGAGGAGGCGCGGTGCCACGACCTGTTCACGGCGCTCTGGATCCCGGATCTCTTCATGAAGGCTGTTGAGAAAGACCAAGACTGGCATCTCATGTGCCCACAGGAATGCCCACACTTGACAGATACCTATGGAATGGAGTTTGACAATTTGTACAGCAAGTATGTCCTCCAGGGAAAGTTCCGTCGGGTCGTCAAGGCTCGGGACATTTGGAACGCAATGATCAAGTCCCAGGTTGAGACCGGGACGCCCTACATGTGCTACAAGGACTCTGCGAACACCAAGTCGAACCAGAAGAATATCGGCACAATCAAGTCTTCGAACCTTTGCACAGAGATTATGGAAGTTTCAGGACGAGACGAGACGGCCGTCTGCAACCTGGCATCCCTGAGCCTGCCGGCTTTCGTCGAGAGTTCCGAAGGAACTCCCTCCTCATTCGACTTTGAGAAACTCGCCAAGGTGACCCGGATCGTGACTCGAAACCTAAACCGGGTCATCGACAACAACTACTACCCGACCATTCCTGCACGGAGGTCCAACCTTCGACACCGTCCCATCGCCATCGGCGTCCAGGGTCTCGCGGACGTCTATATGATGCTCGGTCTCTCGTTCGATGAGCCCGTAGCCCGGCAGTTGAACAAGGAGATTTTCGAGTCCATCTACTTTGCGGCGCTCGAAGAGTCGTGTCTGTTGGCCAAAGAGGAGGGCCCGTACGAGACGTTCAAGGGGTCTCCCGCCCACGACAAGAAGCTTCAGTTTGACTTGTGGGGAATTACCAACCACGGCTTTGACCGAATCAAGGATGATATTGTGAAATGGGGTCTCCGGAACTCGCTGCTGGTCGCGCCTATGCCGACCGCGTCGACCGCCCAGATCCTCGGGAACAACGAGGCGTTCGAGCCCTACACGACCAACATCTACCTGCGTCGCACGCTCGCTGGCGAGTTTGTCATGGTCAACAAGCATCTCGTTCGAGACTTGCAGAAGATTGGCAAGTGGAACTCGGACGTGAAAAACGATATCGTTCGAGCCGGTGGGTCTGTTCAGGGTCTCGACATTCCCGAGCGCGTCAAGGAGATTTACCGGACCGTATGGGAGATTCCGCAAAAGTCACTCATCGACATGAGCGCGGATCGTGGCGCGTATATTGACCAGTCCCAGTCGCTCAACATATTCATGGAGGATCCGAGTCAGGCGAAGCTGAGCTCTATGCATTTGTACGGGTGGAAGAAGGGGCTCAAGACGGGTATGTACTACCTGCGGACGCGCCCAAAGGCCAAGCCCCAGCAGGTCACCGTCCCTGTGTCCGACGTATTCCTCGCATGCCGACGGGACAACCCCGAGAGTTGCCAGATGTGTTCTGGTTGACCAGAACACCTGGATCCGTTCCGGATAGGTAATTTTGTTGCGTTAAATTAATTATTACAGAAAAGGAATTTTTGGAGGAAAGACATTTAAAATTATCTGGTTATAATACTAAATGAAGAACAGTTTTGCCAATCTTGTGGCTTCCATGAAGAGTACGCTCCCTAAGCCCAAGTCCCCGAAGCGCAACGCAGCTCATTATGCAGCCCAAGCCGCGTCAGTCCGTGCCCAGCGGAATGCAATCGCAAAATCTCTGGCGGCGATCGCGCGTCACAGTCCTCAGAAGGCGGCTTCACTCAATGCATCGATATTGGCACGTGTCGAACGGGTCGAAAAAGCCCTCAACTCTCCCAAGCGCAAGTCAGCGTCACCTCCCAAAGTGAGGCGCGTCCAGAACCGCAAGGGACGCGTCATTTCAATGTATATACCTGCCCCGCCAAGTCTGAATAAACTTGCAAAAGAGGCCAAAGAGAGGAATGAAATGAGGAGGCAGTTGAATCGATGGGTCGAAGCCGAAAAAATAAAGCTTGGAGGAGTGATAAAGAAATATTAAATATATAATTTAATGGAACACATAAGACAAAATGTAATAAAATACATGGACATTGATACAAAACGCGCCATGGGATTACCTCCCGGGAAGATTGACCCCGCAAAGGCATGGCGCCTTTGGTATCTCTTGAATTCTCATGATGGAATTATTTATAATTTAAATTCAAAATCTCTTCATGTATTTCATGAAGGATTCCACATGATCAAGAGGCCATTAGAATTTAATAATTTTACAAATGTTTTTAATGAAAATTGTGAACATTACATGATGGAAATTACATCCCCGAACGGATCATATATTAATTTCCCACATCATGGAGAACCAGTCTATACAAATCTCAGAATTTTACTTAGAGGATCGAGCCTTGGTTAAAAGAGATGCTTTTCTGGAATCAGATTGATACACTAAAAATACATGTAGTCCCGCATACAAAAGACCGTTCCAAGTACACATTGAATGGGANCCCCCTCAGGTTTCAGATCCCACGCTCAATGTGTAGATGGGGTGTATCGTCCTACAAGGCTTTTCAGGTAGATATATCGAATGAAGAATTCCTGACATGGTGGCGCGATCTCGAGAGTAAGTTGTCTGTGCAGGAACCATTCGTATCGAACCTCAAAGGTGCGACCCTGAGACTCAAAATTGATGATTCTACTTATATTTTTGATGAAAATTCAAAACAGGTCTCGCCCGAGGTTCAAGAAGGACTCTTCCGTGACCAAGAACTGTCGTGTATAGTTGACATTGATTCTAATTATTTTTATAACGGAAACTGGGGGCTCATCGTGCGAGCCTACCAGGTGTTATACTACGGCCCCGATGCTAGGGTAACACCCGAACCGACCGAGGCGCCCATTTTAAAGAAGGGAGTGTGTGCTTTTTTGATCGACTAATAACCCGCCGCCTTAATCGCAGCCTGACCCTTGTCGGTGACGGCCATGTAAATAACTCCAAATGAAACGAGTACGCACAAAATGGCCATGACCAGCATATATATACTATATTGTTTGTTTGACTTGTGTGTCGCATCTTTCTCGGCAAAGTCCTTGTTATTACCATAACAATCCATAGAAATTGAACTACTAGAAATCAAAACGACAGAAATACACAGGATAAAGCACCCAGCCATTAGAGCGAGGGGATGGAAAGGCATTTGATTTAGACATTTATTTTATTTCTTGTAAATCTCCCGAGCCTTGGCCAGAAGCTTGCCCTCGAGCAACGCAAAGCCCTTGATGCCCAGTTCCTTCTTGGCCTTGGCGACCGCGACTATCCAAGGGTTCTTCTTCTCACCCTTGGACTTGGCCTTGCTGACGAGTTCACCCTTGACCATCTTGAGATCCTTCTTCTTGAGCCCGCCTGTGGTTACGGTGGCGTTTCCATGGAAAACCTGAGCGCGCGATCCGACAGTCATTTTATATAATGATGGATTTTTATTCAGACTTTCAAATTATCAGCTATGGTCTTGTCTTCCCGAACCTCGATAAACACGGGCAGGAACATGCTCTTGTCTCCGGTCTTCTTTTCCGTGATGAGCGCGTTGGGCGTGGCGGGTGAGGGACACGAATTTTTTAGGACCACTTGGTTTATTAAACAGAAAATATCTTCTTGAGAGTTCTAATATTGAGCTTGGTCTTCGTCGCGTTCTGGATCTGGTCGAGGAGCCGAGGGTCCTTGAGCAGCTCTGCGCTCAGAGCCGCTTTTCCGGCCTGAAGTCCCATGATGCTCTGTTCGATACTCGGCACGCTGTCACTGCCGATATACACGAGACGGCGGACAACCACCTTCTTGGTCTGGCCGGTTCTGTGAGCGCGTGCGATCGCCTGCAGCTCAGTCGCCGGGTTCCAGCTCGGAGCCGTTATATAGACCCTCGTCGCGGCCTGCAGGTTCAGACCGACACCACCAGCCTTGATCTGTATCAGGAAAACCGGCGCGGGGCGAGGCGCATCCTGGGCCTCGCTCGAGGCTGTAAAGGCGGCGATCGAAGAGTCGCGCGTGGCCTTGTCGACCGACCCATCTATTCTGAAGACTGTTCGATCGCCGAGCCGTCTTTGTATCTCATCCATCTCTCCGATGAAGTTGCAGAAAACGAGCGACTTTTCGGTCGGGTGTGCGGTGATCGAGTCGAGCAGGACCTCCATCTTTTTCGAACGTCCCTTCCACTCGTCCGGGTCGGTCTTTGCCTGAGCCGCGATACCGTTGAGGTAGGCCTGAGGCCACGTCATCACCTGGCGCGTCCGCATCAGAGCCTCGAGGAGCTCCATCTGGTGCATCCCCTGGTTTCCAGAGTTCATTATATTGCGGATAACCCCCTGGGCTCGCTCGTACACCTCATGGTACAGGTCGAACTCCTCATCGTACATCTCGAGTTCGAGGTTCTCGAAGTCGCACGGCGGCAGCTCGAGCCGCGGATTGTAATTGGCCACGTCAGCCTTTGTTCGGCGCAGGACGTACAACTGTCGGTACGAGTCCGGGATGGCCTGCACATCCTTGCGGTTGTGCCCGAGGAAACCGCACAGAGCCACAAAGTCGGCCATCGAGTTGAAGACGGGCGTGCCGGTCACGATCCACCGAATCGCACCGTAAAGCGCGCATGCTGCAATGTGCGTCTTCGAACGGCGGTTTCGAATCTCATGTCCCTCATCGAGGATGACGCGCCCCCACTGGACGCGAAGCAGGGGGCAGATGGGCATACCGGTGCGAGTCGGCAGAACCGAGTAGGGCGCGATGGTTACGTCCGCGTCAGTCAGAACTCGTTTGGCCCCATCGAACACACAGACGGACAAATGAGGCGCGAATTTCTGGATCTCGTCGCGCCACTGAGAGACGATCGACTTGGGCACAACCACCAGAGTTCGAGTCGGATTCACGCACATGACTGCGAGCATTTGGACAGTCTTGCCGAGGCCCATCTCGTCGCACAAGAAACCGCCCGGGTGGTTTGGGTCAGACTCGCGATCGGCAAGCCAGCGAAGGCCATCGTGCTGGTAAGGCGAGATGAGGCGGGTCTTCAGAAGGCGCGCCATCTGGTTTTGGGTTGGAAGTCAAGTTTCAGTTTGGGTCTGGCAGTCGGACGACATCAATTTTTGTCTATGCCCAATGCATGGCTGACGAGCAAACTGTCCAGCAAATTGTAAAAATTATAAAGAATGCAACTTCAAGACCGGAAGATATTTCAGCGGCAATATCAAGAATAATTAAACGTGGAATAAAAATACCTGGACCTGTCGCTGTCGCTGCAGTTGCCCGTATCCCTCAAAAGAATTTTGTTCCAACAATTACACAAATTATAAAAGGTGCGGTAGGAAATGAGGCGGGTATTGCCATTGTGAAGACTGTCCCAAAGAGTGTAATTTCAAATATTTTTAAAAATAAAATTAAAAATGAATTTCCTAAACCCATAGTGAATGCAGCACGGAATGCAGGGGTGACGGTTCCCACGGCCATCGCCGCCGCGGCATCTGGTCCCAACAAACCTCCGGGGGTCAATTCGGCATCGGGTCCCAACAAACCTCCGGGGGTCAATTCGGCATCGGGTCCCAACAAACCTCCGGGGGTCAATTCGGCATCGGGTCCCAAACCTCCGAGCTCCAACAAGGTTCCGATGGTCAAGCCTATTTTCTCACCTAAGAATAAGATGAATCAATCAAATAAAAAACCAGGGTACCTTGTTCCGGAACCCCCTCGCCCACGGAACTATAGCCAGCTGTCATTGCGTCAGCTTCTGCAGGCTCTCAAAAATTATCCATCAAATTCATCAATTATTTTGGAACAAATTAGAAAAGTATTTTCACAAGAGCTTCGTAATCTCAGATACGCATCTGGTTCAGCGCGTCACAGGAAGCTCGGTGACATTCTTCGACTTTTGCCCCGTAATTTTAAGAACCGTGGAAACGCGACATCTATGGTTATAAACAGTATAAGAAACGCGTCGAGTCTGCGTACACTTGGGAATATTGCTACTAATTTAGGTTCAGTTCCTAATGAAAATATCAAGAGGGCATTTAGGCTTCAACAAAACTATTTGAAGCGCAAGGCGGTGACGTCCTACGGATCGTACGGAACATCTCGATCGTATGGGAACTACGGGTCGTCTTACGGAGGCGGCGCAGCAGCCCCAACCATGCCGTGGGGTGCCAAGAATTATCGTTTCAATTTCAGGAACAAAAATAAGACGCTGGCGGCGCCACAAGGTGGCAATTGGCTCAAGGCTTTGGTCGGTCGTACGAGTGTTCCTGTCGAGGCCCCTGTGACTGCTCCACAGAGAAACGCCATCAACTCGGTCGGAGGCGTCAACCCGGCTCTTCGGCAAGTGGCGGCCGTTCCGGGCGGCCCCCCTGAAATTGTCAAGGCGGCCGAGGCTCTCAATTTGACAAACGGAAATAAGAAAGAAGCTATGGAAGTTCATGAGGTGAGTCAGCCAGCCATCAAGGCTGTCCAGAATCTCGGAGGGAGCAAGAATGCTCTTCACGTTGTGCAGGGGCTCAACGAACTCGCTTCTCCGAACCCCAAGAGCGTCAACAGCTACTTCCTCAAACCTAAATATGCTGCATTGAACCGTGCAATCCGTAAGATCCAAAAGAAGAACCTGGAACACTTGGTTCGTCTCAAAATTGCTAGGGAACCTGCAAATAATAAATTTAAGACTTTTAAAAAGAAATATTTGAGGGAAATTGTGTCATCGAATATTTATAAAACTTCTGCCGCAAAGAAAGCCCGGAGAGCATCAAAAAATCGTGTCTCTAAGGCGTCAAGGTAGGGTTATCACTGACAAGGTAACCAAAATGGACATGTATGAGTACATCCAGGAGATTTCGAGCATTCGCGAACGTGTCGTTCGTTCGAGGCCAGACTGGCCCGCGCCGTCATGGATCAAGCTTACGACCATGACTATGCACTCGAAAAACGACATCAAGGTTGATATTCCGAAATTTCGCGAGAGGTTTCAGGCGATGACTATTCGTCCCAAGGGTTCAGACGGTCCTGGGTTCCAGTGGACTATCAGGAATACAGGGTTTTATAACCAAGTCTCTATTCGGTGCCACGATGACTACTCTGAGAAGAGCGTGAAGATTTTCCCAAACGGCACCATTCACCTGGCCGGTGGGAATTCTCCCATAGACGGCGAGAGAATACTGAACCAGGTCGCCTTTATCATGAAGGATGTTCTGGAGCTGGAAGAGCTTCCGACTCTCGCTCCGTTTGAGATATCTATGATCAACTCGAACTTTCACTTCAACGTCATTGTGAACAGTCACAAGGTCAAGACGCGTTTCGAAAAGCTTGAAGGATTCAAGGTGACCTACGAGCCCGACAGGTACAGCGCGGTCAAGATCAAGTTCAAGCCCAAGCCTCATATGAAGAAGATGACTGTGAGCGTGTTCAAGTCTGGTGCGACGCTGGTTGGAGGAGCCAAGACGCTCGAGGAGATTGCAGCAGCCTACGATGTGATGCTGTCGTACACAGACGCGAGCTTGTTCGTGGCCAAGGCTCCAGTCGTCCAAAAGTTGGAAACAATATTAGGTGCAACTTTTGATGAGTGGAATAGAGTTCTCCAGAATAAAATGTAATAGATTGTAATGTCTACACGAATTGGTATGGCCGATGGCCGTTGTCTCACCGAGTACACCTCGAATCGTCTCCTACAGGATGCCATCTACTCCAGAAATAACATTGATATTTATGATAATTATAAGTTCCGGAGGTTGGCAGAGCAGAACGGGCCGGATAATTTCCAGGGCCCTCTTCAGAATGCAGCATGCGGAAACCCTAGCGGGGTGTCAACAATAGTGGCTAAGGAGACCCAGGGCGGAAACTGCTAAAGATAAGAAACGTTAATAAAATATGAAGGTTGTCATCGACGGAAATATCGGTGCAGGCAAAACGACCCAACTCGGTTTGCTTGAGTCGAACGGGTGGTATGTCCACAAGGAGCCAATAGACCAATGGCCTCTAAAGGAGTTTTACGAGGATCAGACACGGTGGGCTTTCCTCCTTCACATGCGAATCCTGCAGACCCTCGAGGCGGTTCCGACCAAGAAGCACGTCATTTACGAGAGATGCATGTGGAGCTCCCGGTATGTCTTCTGGCCCTTGATCCAGGACAGGGTTCATCCCACCGAACACGAGACCTATGACTTCTTTTTTCACAACAGGAAATGGTACCCCGATATTTACATTTATCTTTCAAAAACTCCAGAAATTGCCCATGCCCATATCCAGAAGCGAAACCAGACCGGTGACGAGTCTGTATCGATCGAGTATCTCAGGGAGCTCGATGAAAAGTACAAGGAGCTCGCGGTGGTGATACCGCAATGCAAGACGTACATCATCGACGCGAACAGGACCGAGTTAGAAATACACCAGGAAATTTCTGCCATTCTTGTAGAGAATGAACTGTTCGTCACTGACTCTTTTAGGAAAGAAGTGTAAGCAAAAGGCGATGGTAGGGGGTGACGGAAAGTGTGAGATGCACGCCCACCAGCTGTGCACGATATGCCAGGAGGAGACGAGACGGACCGATAAAAAACTTGCATGCAAACATATATTTCATCCAAATTGTATAAATGAATGGTTTGTGACAAATATTGACTGCCCGACGTGTCGCATGGAACAGGACAATGATCCGTATGTTGTATTTCGTCGAAAGGTTGAGGATAATATTAGACTTCGGTACAAGGATGCCATCAAGTCCCTCGAGACTGAGCTGGCCGAGGCGCGGCGCCGTCACTGATATCTTTTGCAGGCTTACACCAATGGAAAGGCGGTGTGGGGCTCAGACGCAAACCGGTAACCTGTGTAGGAAAATACCAGTCGGGACCGATGAGTTTTGCTGGCAACACACCGGACCTCAGTGTTCCATGTGCCTAGGGTACATGCGCAGGGATACCCGGGAACTTCCGTGTAATCATTCGTTTCATACACGGTGTATCGATCACTGGAAAGATACCTGCACGGGCGACCCGACGTGCCCCATGTGCAGAGCTCCGTTTGATGTTCCTATATATAGATGCCGTCTCATTATAGAACGTGTTTCGGATGCATCCATTACAACGACAGAGTTTGATTCGAGTAATGTACGTTCTATAGTGAGTGGGTTTGGTATTGATTTAAGAAACCTGGAATCAGGGGGGGATATGCTACGTTCAGAAATTCACTGGCAAATTGAACCTGGTGAAGATCTCCTTACCGTATTAGAGCAGATCGGTTTACCACGACCCGATTAGTGTTGTTGCCAGTCTTGGCGAAACCCCGTCGAACGCCATATGCCGAACAGAATTTCGTATAGTGAAACCCGGGCTTGTAGTTTCGATCCGCCTTCCGAGGATCCGTGATTGTCTTTCCGGACGCATCGACAATCAGAGGCCCACCGGCCCAGCCCGTCTTGTGGCTCCAGAGCTTGACAGGAAAGTCGAGAACCTTCCCGACGGGCACTTTATCTTTTGAGTTTTTGCCAAGTTTATTCAGGACGCGAAGTTCCTGTGAGTTATTTGCGACCCTGCCGTTATTTACATTGGCGGAGGTTCGTGCCTTTGCCAGGGCCGTCTTTATCACTGAAGGGGTCACGTGGAAGAACTTTGCCAGGCTTGAGACGCCATCTCCCGGCCGTGTTCGATACCGAATGGCGCTAATTTCCTTGTACCAGTGAAAGTCGCCCGTCGAGTTTCCAAAGTCGTTCGAGGGAGCTACGAAACACATAACCTTGTAAAACCCAGGCTTTGGTTTTTCGGAACCAGACTTCATCTTGTATACATTTCCAGGGTTGTCAGCCAGGACGCGTTTTGCAATTCCAGAACACGTCCGAAACGTCAGCCCGTTCGAACTTATATGAGCGACACTTCCAGGAACACTTTTCGTGCTACGGGTCGAGGAATATGAACCAAACGCATAGTCATAACAATTATCGTGAACGACCCCCTTGGTTCCCCACGGTGCCCACGTGTACTTTGGAGCCCAGGGATTTGGCGCGTTCCGGCTCACTTTGTTGTTTGTATTTATTTTTGCACCTTTTTTAACAGTATTGTACTTGCGATACGAAACCAATTTGTTCAGGTTGGTGATCCCAGCATTCAATTGTGTTCGCCGCCGACTCGGAACCACCAGGGGACGCTTTCGCGCGACGACCATTCTTATTATTAGTCGGTACTTTTTTCTCCGACTAATAAAAAGATGTATACAATTCTGAAATCCCGCAACCGTCAGGATGCTCTTTACAACATTCTCATGTTCATTATTTACCTGGTTATTCTGACGCTGGTTCTTCGTTTCCTCTGGAACGGAACCCTCGTCAAGTATATAACTATTTTCAAGCCTGTGGATTCTCTGCTCAACACCTTCATGCTCGCCCTGGCTCTGTCTGTTTTCAGACTCTAGAGCTCAGTATAGCCGTTCTTAATATCCCCATTCACCATAAGCGTCGGAAAACCTGACACAAACGCGGGGCATGTCTCCGTGGGACAATTTACAAAGGTATAATCAATACCCTTATCCATGAAGTACTTTTCTTGCTTCACGCACCAGGGACAGGTCTTTGACCCGTACACGATAATGTTGCCTTTGTCGCCCCCGCCAATAGGGCCATCGCCTCCAGAGTAATATCCAGACTTTTTCTTCATTCCGAAGAAATAGATTATCACGAGAAGAGCGACGACACCAGCAGCAATCATAGCAATCTGTTTACGAGTAAGATCCATCTTGTACTATCTATCAAGCAAAAATTTTACGGAGAATATCCGCTTTTGAACGAAGCCCCTTCGTGTTCTTGCCTTTGCTGATCGCGAGCTTCTTGACTTCATCCAGACTCATGTGGATATTCATATACACCATACGGCCTGTGGGACCCTTCATCTTCATGCGGCCTGACTTTGGACTCCGCGCGTACTTGTTCACTGGAGCATTTATGAAAACTGCCCGAGCCTTTTTAGGTGCCACAACCTTGTTCACTGGAGCATTTATGAAAACTGCCCGAGCCTTTTTAGGTGCCACAACCTTGCTCTTGATGAGGGGTACCACGACCCTCTCGACCAGGGGTGCAAGCTTCTTCGGTGGGCTCTTGGCACTGGGTGGGCTCTTGGCCTTGGGCTTGAGCGGGCTATTAGAAAACGGATCCATACCACGGTTGATGCGGTTCGACACCTGGTTCATAGCCTTGGTTCGCGCACGGTTCCGAGCATTGTTATAGCCCTCGTTGACATAAGTTCCCTGGGACGTGATGATCTTCTTCGGGCTCTGGGACGTCCGAATCTTCTCCACGAGACGATTGAACGCATTCGACTTGAGCACTGCACGAGGAATAGGAACTTTTTTGCGTGCAATGGCAAAGTTCGTCCGGGTCGGCGCGCGAGCCGTCGTATTCTTCTTGGCGACCAGCTTGTTAGGGAGTTTTCGGAGACGGGCCTTTGCCGCCTTGAGCATAGCCGACGTAATCTTCGGGAGGGCCTTGGCCTTGGTCTTGCGAAGCGCCGCCTTGGCTCGCTGCAGGTTGATCGACCTGGGACGGGCGGCGAGCGGCTTGCGGGTCTTGGTCTTTCGGAGAAGTGCCCGGCCGGCCGCAAGAGCATTTGCGTTGAGCTTGAATCCCTTCAGATATTTAGAAGCTATAATTTGATCAATAGTCGGAAGACCCGGGCACGGGTCACGGTACTTGAGGCGCATCTGAGTCACGTGCAGGTCCGAGTTTCCACGGTATCCGACAGGGACAGCCCAGTCAAGAAACGCCTTGCACTTTGGGTACCCTCCTTTCGTTGTAATTTGCGAACGAACATCGTTCAGTATGAGGTGCGAGTCGTATCGGGCATCCGTCTGAGGGCCGACACCCCATTTGCCGGTGTCGGTCTGTGCAAGAGGACCATTGGCCGTGTTGACCGCCGGGTTCGTCCCATTCTTCTTTATCCGAGACCACCCAAAGTCTCCCAGAAGTGCGCCACGACCAGTCACAAAGACGTTCGCGCACCACAAATCGTTGTGCCTGAAATCTGGGTACTTGCGAGTAATCCTCACGAGAGACCGTATAATTTGAGTCAAATATTTCATAAGTTCGGAATCTGAAATTTTGTTTTTAATAGCATCCTCGAGTGAACCCTTCGTGCACAACTCCATAAATATAACAGACTGCTTGGATGTATCATAATTTCTCGCTTTGTTTTCTACATTCTTAGACTTCAAGTCTGAAGGCTTGATAAAGTCTATGCATCGAATGTGATCGTACGGCTCAACCACACCTTCCGGGCACGCCTTAAAGGCTGCCAGCTGGTTGTCGTATTCAACCATTGGGGGCTGCTTGTCCTTGCGTTGAGCCGCAACCAAATCACGTGGACAAATCTTTGCAGCCCAGTTCGGTCCCTTGTAGACTATGCCCTGCCGGCCCTTTCCCAGAACCTTGATGAGCTCCTTGCGAGAGTCGCACGAGAACTTCGGGGCGCGATTGCCCGGTGAGTATTTAGGAGAGCCCGGGATGTAGCCGGGGTGATACGGCAGGCCAATCTTGGTATTTTTTGGGGGAGAATAAGTATTAAACGCGGATGGGAAATTCTGGCGGGGGCTGGGTTTGCGCTTCGGCTTAAAGCTCGATGGAGCCAGGTTGCGTTTTGACATGAGATAACGCTTAGCGTTTTGTTTCGTACGGACGCTGGTCGGAACGTTATATTCTGAGTTTCCATTATTCGCGCGGCGATAGACATAATGTTTCCCTGGACGATTTGTGACGAGCCTAAACTGCCCTGATTGAATCCAACTCATTCTATATTACACACTACATTATTTTTCGGGTCTACTGGTCGGGGTCGGTCTCATACTCGACCGAACCCTCCTCGGACTTGGCGTCATCAACCGGCTCGTCGGCCGCAGCCAGGAAAGCGCAGGGCTTGAGCTTGTTGGTCGGCGCGAACATCACCTGGTGAACGCGGATCGAAACACCGACACCCGCAGGTGTACGCCAGATCTGGTTGATCTCGATAATCGCACTGACCGCCTGACCCTTCTCGAGGTCGGTCAGAGGCACGGACTCGCGCTTGGCGCTGTACGCCTCGGTCGCGATCGAACCGTCCTTGGGGTTGGTCAGAACCTTCAGGCTCAGGATAGGCGCGTAACCATCCTTGGAGGGAGTCTTGACGCACGACTTGTAAACACCCTCGGCAATCACCTCGCGGCTCATCTTCTTGCCCAGAACCTCCTCAGACTTGGACGCGATGAAGTCCAGGACGCGCTCGTCAAACTTGGAAAGGGTCTCGAGAATATCAGCCTTGTCCAGGCTCAGAGGCAGGCTGTAGCTGACGCGGCCGGATGCCTCATCCTTGTACTCACTCAGACCGAAAGGTGCGCGAAGCTGAGGGAGCTGGAAAATGAGCTTCTGACCGTCCGCGCCATTCAGATAGACCGCCTTGCCACCCTTGGCATTCTTGCGCACATCGCTGAAAATGACATCGGAAGCGTTGAAGGTGTTGAACATACGGAGAGCCATTGTCTTTCTTCTACGTATCCTACGTGTGTGCCCTTTATGTGCCTCCATGGGCACCTCAATTTTTTTGTCTGACCATGTCAGTTGAATGGCGAATCAGGCCAATATGAATTTGGATTCGGCAGTTCGGAAGTATGTCCAGATTTATATCGCGTTAAAGCGAGAGGCTGGGAGAAACTTGATGAGTGCAAATACGGCAATAATTAATAAACAATTTGCAGATGCTATGCGAATTTATGTAGGAAAAAGACTGGCTGTTGCAGTTGCGACGACTGCAGCCGTAACACAGGCCGGTGGGAATCAGCGAACGGCGTTCCAGGCTGGAGCGGCTGCGGGAGCCGCGGCTGGAGCAGGAAACCCTCTGGCACCAGCTGCTGCTGCGGCTGAACAAATTCCAGCCGCTCCTTTGAACCAGAGACGCGCAGCTGCCCAGGCTGCTGCTGTGACGAACGCGGCTGCTTACGGTGGCGCGACCAACCCACAAGCTGCGAATGCTGGAGTTCGTTCTGCGGCATCTCCAAATTTCACGGGACAAGGTCTTCCGCCAAATGCTCGTGCCGCCGCCATAAATGCTTCAAAGAGAATTCAAAATATTTATGTAAACGTCCCTCTCAGAAACGGGACAAAGCGTCGCATAAACAAAAGAACAGGAAAGTTTGTCAACGGTCAAACCACCGTCCCGCCGTATTACGTTCCTAAAAAGGGTTTCTTTGGCGGGTGGCGTGCAAATATAAATAACGCAGCATTCAAGAAATGGGCTCTCACTGGAAACTTGAATTCCCTTCCTAAAAATATACAAAATAAATATAAAAATTATTTAAATACTGTCAAGAGAGCACGGAGTGGTGGCCAGGTCATACCGCAAGCGGGAATTCTCGAACCACCCCCGCCGCCGCGCCGAGAGATGAGACCCGCCCCCCCGCCATCTCCTCCGTTCAGCCCCCTACCTCCGTCTCTTCC